TTGAAGCACACGATGTCAAATTTTCTGTTTGGACAGTTGTGGATGTCACCCTCATAAAAATTCACCCGCATGTGCATATTCTTCGCCCTTGACCGAGCCTCTTCAAGAGCATCTGGTTCTGGATCACACATGTTTATATTGACACCACACTTTGACCATTTCTGAAGATCTCCACCAAAACCACAACCAACATCGAGGATGTGTTGACCCTCACGGGCGACACTCTGTATGAGACTCCTCTTGGCATCGTTGTGATTCTTTCGAATCTCCTCCATATTTAAGTATAGTTTCGTGTTTTTAATAGCCTTACTTAGGAAGCTTAAAGTTTTAAACACTTACATAAGTATAATGTCTCTTGAACAAGATTACACTACCGTCCCTGGTCAGATTTTTGCCTGCCTCTCCGTCGTCGGCCCAGATGCACCCCAGAAGACTGATAAGTTTGGTATCAAGATTCGTGGTGCGTTCGGGACTCGTGACGAGGCGGCTAACCATGCAAAGCGTCTTCAGAAGGAGGATCCCACTTTCGACATCTACGTCGTAGACATGTACAAGTGGCTTCTCATCCCCCCAGATTCTTCCAAGATTGAGGATGTTCACTACACGAACGACAAGCTTGAGGAGATCATGACCGGTTACCGTGAGAACCAGGCACAGGCTGCTCGTATGTTCCAGGAACGTAAGCAGGGAATGATGGATACGAAGATTGGTTACACGGCCGGTGATGAGAACTCCAGGTTCTACACCAAGCCTGACGAGGCGCCTATTTCTCACCCTGCCGAAGTACTCGAGCGTCTCAAGAAGGAAAAGCCGGATACTCCTATGGAAGAGCTTGTCAAGGAAGCTGACGCGATCGTCGCAAAGGAGATGGAGGAGCGTCAGAAGAAGCGCGAGGCTGAGGCTGAGGCTTCGACTGATGGAAAGATGGAGGAAATTAAGGAGGATGGGGAGTCGGTCTAAGCAAAAAAAAACACCTAATTATCCTTTGTCTAAAAATAACAGTATACCATTGTTTTTAGATAAAAATATTCACATATAATAAACGGAATGTTCCGGATTGTCATTACGATACTCCTTGTAGGAGCTTTCTTTATTTTGTTTTTTAAACCGAAATATAATTTAAAAAGCAAAACAGTTTCAGAGCCAGAAGCTTCGACGACTGCTGGTTTCATTGAGGATACAGATGATGCGTTTATCATTCCTACATATCCAACTCAACTCATTAAAATGGGTGAGTCAGGAAATATTAAACCTATTTATGGTGATATAGGGACTTTTGTCGCCTACTCAAGTGTACCGGAGGATCACTGGCTGCATGGTTTTCCCCATAAAAAAGCCTAAAAGGAATACTGCAAATGCTATAATCCAAGTCGACTTATCAATACTGGAGAGAAAATCATTCTTGTCTGAATGTGATGGAGGAGGGGGTGGAGGGTGGAATAATTGTGGAACTTGCATATTGTAGTCGTTATAATATTGCTGTTCTTCCTGAACAGTGTCATCCATCTTTTCATTATTTAAAGGATCAACGGATGGGTCATAATCAATTGGGTTTCCAATGTCAGTCTCCATTTCTAATTTTACCATTGTTTTTTTTAAGCGTCTTCTGACTCACTCTCATCATCCACGACGAAGTCTTTGAGATTACCATTTTCATCCATCTCGTCTTCGTCGTCGTCTTCATCTGAGGTATATTCCTCTTCATCTTCTGTGTCAAGGTCAGAATCAAAGTCTGTATCATGATCATCTACGGCATAATCGTCCACCAGATCCGTTTCAGTTGGTTGAAATGTATCAGGCTTCTTTATCAGACGCCCAGTTCGTGTCTTGTACATTTTGAGTATATAGAGAAATTACTGTTTAAGTACCTTTACAATGTCGGTATTTAAGACGTGTGTTCTTGGTGTACCTCGTTTACATTTTGGACACTTCTGCGTAATCTCCTTTCCTTTAATGATGTACGACATCGAAACATCTTCGTGTACACCCCGAATCGTTTCACAATATTTGGAGCTTGTGAGAGCTATGAAGTGTGTCTTGTTTTTTTCAATCTTAACGACTTGTGTTCCTTCTGGGGCTTTCATATTTTTCGTTATGAACATTTCTAGGGGTTTCTTGATACTACCATACCCAATCGGGGGCTTTTCAACGCGTTTCTTGATTTCTGGACAGTACTTGATTTGTTCCTTTTTGGGATACAGGCGGTCGATAATGTTTGGAGTGAGAAGGTGTCTACGCCCACAAAAGTCTTTACAGAACCCATCTCGTCTTCCCCAAAGTGTCTCACACCTACAAAAACATTTTTGGATAATTTCATTTCCACTGATGATAAACCATACATGATTGGATCCATGTTCACGCTTCAAGTTTTCACAATATTTTGAGTTTGTCGAAGCAAGGAAGGTTTGTTTATGTTTGAAGAGTTTGGTGATGTATGAATTTTGTTGACCTTCCAGGTGTTTGCGAACATATTCTTGTATAAGTCCTTTCGTTTCTTCATCGTGGAGTTCATCCTTCGTTTGTTCGTTCGAAAATGTACCCTCTTTTACCACGACTGATGGAGGTTCTACGTGTGTCGTTTGGGGTATATCCGTACGAACCGCTGACATTTTAAGAATCTCAACACTTGGGGTTTGATCGATTTGAATAATTGTACTGAGAGGGCCATCAACATATCGAAATATCGGAAGATACGCCAATTGGTCCACCCTCCCCTTTTCACACTTTTCACAACCCCGACCACCACAGGGATTATGTTTAGCTCTTTTGTAAGACCACGGCATTCTAAACCCACTTCCTTTTGATTTCCGACTAACACTTCCATAGACGGCTAAATCTATTATTTCGTTCCAATCGGTGCTACTATTTAAAATGGATAAGGCCAATAAAATATGATCTCGGAGGGCGAGGGCTGAACTTTGATCAACTACGAACCCCGACCAGTTCATATGTACACCAGTCTTAATGAGTGTACCAGATTCTTTTGGGGGTGAGATTGAAATGAGACATTCTTTTCCACCATGTCGTTTCACTTTATCACAAATCACTTTACAAATTGTTTTAATTTCACTTACTTCAAGGGGTTTTTCATCTTTGTAATCGATATCCACAAAAAAGTTGTATGTGTCACTCTTTTGTTCAACAACGTACAGTCTTTCACCCCGCTTTACAGCATCTATGTACTGCTCATAGAAGTCATTCAATTTATCAAATGGCACAGAAAGGACACCACCGTCCATGAGCACATGTGATAGATTGGTTGCATTGTTAAATTTTTGAGATGCACACCAAGTCTTAAACATACTTGTTGTACACCTTTATTCTCTAAACCACCTCATAAAAGAAACATCGTGAAATTCTTTCCCCTGAGATAATTGCTTCTTAAAGGTTAATAATTCATAAACTGTCATGTGTTTGTTAGTTTCTTTCCATTCAATTATCTCTTCTTCACAGAGACCGCGATTCTTTTCCAACAGTTCTTCAATCTGCATTAAAATGTAAGCCTTGGACTTCATTATTTAATAGAGAAGGTTTTTCTATTGTGAGAACTTATACACGCGTAAAATTGTGGATTCTTAATCACATTATCCACAATAAGCTTCCATCTTTTCCGTGTATTAAACTCTTCGAGGGTTTCATAATTCATAAAATCATTTTCGTCATATGTTTTCTTTATTGGTTGATTCAACAACTTTTTCAGATTCGTCTTTTGCTTCTCATCATAGAACTTCTTCACCTGAGATTGTTGTTCTGCAAGTGAATAATCCACGAAGAATATAAAGACATTATACTCGAGATCTACACCTGGACTCTCTTTGACTACAAACTTGAATTCGGTATATTCACCACTTTTTAAGGATACTACGCCTCTCGTCTCCTCTTCAAGTTCCCTGAGAGCACATCGAAGTGGATTGAAAATTTCACGTCGTCTACAACCACCTGTGACAAAAATCCAATCCTTAAATCGACGGTCTCTCATTGTGAGGAATTTTGGTTTTCCCGTGGCGAAACTAACCGGTACTGCGATAGCTTTGTACTTTTTCATTGCGCATTCGCAAGTTACAATATACAGATATGTTTATTCCTCCTTCTTTTCTTCGATTTTCTCAAGCTTCGGTGCGGACTCTTCTTCCTCCTTCTTTTCCTCTTCTTCCTCGAGAATGGGTGTATTTATGTACTGAGTGACCTGCTCCGAAAATGTCCTGAAACTGTTAATTTCCTCCTTTGCCTTGTTAAGTTCCTTGAACACAAAAATGATCCCAAGTAGACATACAACCGTTGCGAGCATCATGAGATTTTCACGGTTCATTTGAATCATTTGTATGTTATAGTTCACTTTACCTTTTAAGTAAGTGCACCCATTTTAGACTTACCCGGGACGGGACATTCATATGGTGATTGAGCGAATTGAACGGCTTCGTAATGCGTGTTTTCACAGGACTTTTGTGTTGGTGGCGTAGGCTGACCAACAAACTTTTCGAGTGTCCTGGATTTGGGATTGTACGTCAATACAAAAACGATGGCGAGAAGGAATATAACCTTCAAAATCATTTACTATTTAGTTAGAATATAAAAGTCCACCCATTCCATTTTCGATGCGGAGGACGTTATAGTTTACGGCATAAATATCTTTACCGACCGATCGCGTGTCATTCACAATGCGAGCCGAGTCGAGTCGCGAAAAGTTGAGAGTGCCTGTGGGCTGAAGCTTGCCAGTCTCGAGGCAGAAAGGGTAGGTGAAGAGCTTGTTACCCGGGGTAGAGTTACCGTGGGAGGTGTGGTAGTAGAGAGGAACCGATGTGTAGTTAGGGTTCGCAAACTTGAAGTCGGAAACATCGGTACCGTTAATTTGGAGCTTGAGCTTGTTATCATCATTGAGGATCGCGAGAGCAGAGCTGTCCGCCGAGGCAAGATACTTGACTGGGTGGTTGAAGTTCAACTCCTGGATTTTAGAACCCGAAGAGATCGCCTTCTGGACCTGGGTAATGATCATGTTCTGGGGCTGGGAAGCGAACATTTCACGCTCCTGAGTATCGAGGTACGCGTAGTTCGCGTAGACGTCCCACTTCTTGCTAGAATCGGCGGCAGCGGCACCCCAAGTGATGCGAAGCTCGACATCGTGGTACTGGAGAGATATGAGAGGGAGAGCCGACTGCCAGTTCTCACAGAAAGCGAAGCGGAGAGGGTAGAAGCGCTCATTGGTGGCACCACCATAGAGATCGCCGGCAACAGACTTTGAAGAGGAGGTCGCGGAAAGGGTGGGTGCGATGAGAGTAGAGTAGGTAGAATCCTGTTCATCCACAAGCTGACCACCGATTAGTAATTCGACCTTGGAAATTACAGTCCTCCAGTCAGCAACAGCAACTGTCGCACTGCCAGTGTTGGGGACTAAGTAGACATAGTTTAGCATGTCACCCTTGCGCTCGAAGCGGATGGTGGACATGCCGTTGTTGGAGACGTTGCCCTGAATGACCTGACGCTCGACAGTTTGAGAAAAGTTAGTGTGACGCTTATAGGTCGACCTGAAAAAGCTCACTTGAGGGTCGCCAACGAGGTGCACATCCTGGGCACCGACAGCTACGAGTTGGGCAATACCACCAGACATTTTATAATATAGTGAGAGTTTATTTTTAAGCTTCGAAGTCCGTAGGACTTTTGGGAGGTTAGATACGATCTTCTTATAAATTGGGATACAGTTTGTAAGAAGTTTTTTCACCAGTCTGGGACGAATACTTTACATCTATGGGTTTTCTAGATTTTGAACTCTCGTTAAAATGTCAGTAACTTGCGTTTCAAGTACTAATATCCGAGCTTTATCAGCTTGTTGCCGCTTGTCCACCTCTTGGAGGGCTGCCGTTCCGATAGTCCACAAATAGTCCTTGTTGATATGATGGAAATCATCGATTTTTTGACCCCAAATGTATATTTCTGTACCTGGATACGTAGTCACCACCCTCGTGTAAAAATCTACTACCGGAGAGTATGTAGCTTTAACCGTGAGTAATTCGTATTCTTCAATTGATACATATTTACTACTACTCCTGTACCCAGTTATGTTAGATGTACAATCCGATGGACTTCCAGCTTCTTTATATTCTTCAGGAGTTAGTGTTATAGTTTCGGTCACAGTTATCACGTTCCCATTTTCATCGAATGAACACCCTAAATCTGAAATATCATCGACGAAACGAATCGTGTGTTCATCTACTATCTCTGCGATTTCTAATTCTTTACGATCTTTACCCCTATCGTATGCGATGAGGGTGGTTGCGTTACTTTCAAGGTTTGATGTATCAAAGTCTGTGAATGTTACGGTATTATTTGAAGTGATGTTTGCGAATGTATAAATATTAGGTATTTCCCCTTCTACGATAGACACAGCTCGTGGCACCACCTCCTTCACTTCCTGAGCGATGAAACCTATGACGGAATCATCACCCTTCGACTTCTTATCTATGTAATCATAGTATTTCGGTTGCAAT